AATACAATTTTTCAAAAATTAAAAACCAACAGAATGACGCAACAAACGCAGGTGCTTAATCACCTTAAAAAAGAACCGCTTACACCATTAGTGGCATTAAGAAAATATGGTACATTAAGATTAGCAGCATTAGTATTTAACCTTCGTGATGAGGGATATAATATTAAAACTGAAATGGTTAATGTTGGAACTAAAAATAAGCCTAAAACAGTAGCACAGTATTCACTATTAAAAAGTAAAAAAAATGGAAAATAACGAAGTAAAAAAGAAGTACGGAGCTTGGAAAAAGCAGACGGCAAAGGGTGAAGTTATTAGCTTTGCAATCGAGGGTAAAAAGTATTCAATGTGGGTAAATACCTATAAAACAGAATCAAAGCATCCTGACTTTCAAATCTATGAAGATAACTATGTAAATAAAAACGAAACAAAAGATTTACCATTTTAGCTATGTCAATACAAAAACAAATATATGATGCCTATAAGATGCAGAAAGATAGCTTTAATTTTCTGCATAAGTTAATGACTAAAGAGGGAATAATACTGGATGATATTGCAGTTAAAATAACTGATAAAACTATCAAGCCAATAAAGATTGTTCAATTAGTTGAGGAAATATTTAACACAGAAATTAGGGCTAATAACAGGAAGCAGTCAACTATTTTCGGCAGACAGGCGGCTGCATATTTGCTCAGGTTATATACTAGACTAAGCCTTTCAGAAATTGCTCCTTATTGTGGTAGTACTCATCATACTACCATCCTATATTCAATCAAAAAATGTAGGGATTTAATGGACACCGAAGATTGGTATAAAGAAAAAGTAATGCAAATATGCAAAGAATTAGATGAATATAACCTATATTTGTCTTCTAATTAAAACAAAAGATATGTCGTATATATCTAGTTAACCAATATTGGGGGGATGATGAACTGCTAATACGACTAGCAGGGAATCTGAACCCCATTTTTATTTTATGAATAATAAATCATTTTATTTTAGCCACGATTATAACGCTGCTTATGATGAAAAAATACTTTATTTAAGGTCTAAGCAAGGTATGGAAGCATACGGACTTTATTGGTATTTTATTGAACTTTTACACCAAAGTCCCAATTCAAAATTAAAATGCAAATTAATTGATGGAATATCTTATCAGCTTAACATTGATATAGATAAGTTATTACAGTTCTATAACACTTGTATAGAAATCGAACTTTTTGTTACAGATGGAGAATTTTATTGGAGTGCTAGAGTTTTAGAAAACAAAGAAATGCAAGATGAAAAAAGAAAATCTAAATCTATTGCCGGCAAAAAGGGAATGGAAAAGCGTTGGGGTTCAAATAGTTATAACACAGTTATAACAGAAAATAACACCTGCATAACAAAACATAACAAAGAAAAGGAAAGTAAAGTAAAAGAAATTAAAATAAATAATAAAGAATTATTTATATCTAATATAGAAGAATATAAAATTTTATTAGGTGATAGCTACGATGAATTTTTGGAGTATTGGTGCGAACCAAATAAAGATGGTAAATTGCGATATGAATTAGAAAAATTTTTTGATGTAAAAAGAAGAGTAAATACTTGGATTAAAAACAAACTACGTTATGGAAATACAAAAACATTTAGCTCAACCGCTACAAGTCAACAAAGAATGGAAAACCTTAAACAATGGATTAATAGTTGACAACGAAATAGCTGAAGCCTTTACAGGTAGCAAATTAAATTTAGTTTCACCTGTAACCTTGAGGGAAAACTTAGCCTATATCTTTACTTTGATTGGGTTAACTAAATATCCGGATAAGGAAGAAATGATAGTTATTGAAGATTTTATAAGAACTAGCTACCCATTATACACGATAGAAGAATTTAGGATAGCGTTTAAAATGGCAGTACAGGGAAAGCTAGATTGCAGTACTGAACACTACGAAAAGTTTAGTCCTAAGTTCATTGGTCAGGTTATGGCAGCTTACACAAAAAAGGCTTTAGAAGTTAGAAAAATGATAAAACCCATTTTAAGCGAAATTGAGGCACCCAAATTATCGGATGAAGACATAGTATCATTTACGCAAAAAGAGTGGCTACAATCGCCTAAAAAGGACTTTAACAAGGTTTTTAATGCTGATAGAGTATTTGCAATTTTACTTAGGCAGGGAAAACTTAAATTTGAGCCAAGCGAAATGTTAAATATAATTAACCTAGTCAGGGAAGATAACCTTTTGAAACTGAATAAGTTATACGGACAGGATGCTAAAGAATTTAGTAAAAAGCTAAAAGACGATAATTTTATTGATACACAATGTAAAAAACTAGCCTTAGTAAAATATTTTGAAAATATATGAAAAATAAATTTAATTATAATTGGACTTTAAAAGACGCTGTTTTTACAAAAGACAAGGGAAAGGTATTTAGTTGCTTTGCGTGTGGGGGCGGTTCTACTATGGGATATAAGTTAGCAGGATTTGATGTTTTGGGATGTAATGAAATAGACCCTAAAATGATTGAAGCATATATAGCAAATCATAATCCCAAATATGCTTTTTTAGAACCAATACAAACTTTTAAATTAAGAAAGGATTTGCCTAAAGAATTATATGAATTAGATATATTAGATGGCAGTCCGCCTTGTTCTAGTTTTTCAATGGCTGGAAGTAGAGATAAAGATTGGGGTAAAGAAAAGAAATTTAGAGAGGGACAAGCTGAACAAGTATTAGATACTTTATTTTTTGATTTTATAGACCTTGCTAAAGAACTACAACCTAAAATAGTAATTGCAGAAAATGTAAAAGGTTTATTAATGGGTAAAGCAAAACAATATGTAAAGAAAATTTATGAAGATTTTGACAATGCAGGATATTATGTACAGCACCATTTATTAAATGCTTCAAAAATGGGTATTCCACAAAGACGTGAAAGGGTATTTTTTATAGCAATAAGAAAAGATTTGGCAAGTAATATTAAAAATATAGATGAATTTACTGGGGTTCCTAAATTAAATTTAGATTTCAATGAACATCCAATACCATTTAGCGAATTTTATCATCAAGGAATTGATGATAGACCTGCTTCTAAGGGTAAAATGTTTGAATATTGGCAAAATAGACAAAAAGGGGATAAAAGTTTTTGTGACACTATCAAAAGAACCTATGGAATTGAAAAGGGTTTTACTAATAAATATTTATATAATGATATTGTTCCAATGACTTATACAAGCAATTCGGATGTAATTTATTTATTTGATGAATTTAGAAAACCAAACAAATATGAAAGTTGTTGTATTGGTTCATTTCCTCAAGATTATAATTTTTATAAAGTACAATATCATTATTTAATTGGTATGAGCGTGCCACCAATTATGACAGCTCAAATAGCAACTGAAATTTATAAACAATGGAATGAAATATTTTGAAAATATACCAAATTAAATATAAGCACGGGGGCATACAGAAATATGCTTACACGAATGATTTTATAGACTATTACGCAACACACAAAGACGTAAAAACAAAAACTAATTTAATAACTGAAAAAAAACAATTTTATGAGGAAGTGCAAAAAATGCGGACAGACAAAGAAGTTTAATGAATTTAAGATTGAAAGAGGAAACTTAACCGGATATAGCTTAACTTTATGTGCCGACTGTCACAGGATAAATGAAAAAACAAGATATAGAAACAAAAACAAAGACACAATAATAGCATTTTAGTATGGATATATCAGCAAACGATTTAACAAAGTGGGCGAAAAAGAATTTAGAATATTTAGGTTACCGGCTTAATAGGGTAAATAATATTCCCTATGGAAAGCGTAAGGGAACGATACAAAAAGGGTGGGCAGACTTGCAAGGATATTCGCCTGAGGGTAAATATGTAGCAGTTGAAGTTAAAAAAATTGGTGACAAATTAAGTCCGGAGCAAAAAGAAAGATTGCAAGATATTCATAATTGTCAAGGATTAGCATATATTTGTACGGAAAAAGAAAACCAACCTGTATTAATTGAATGGATAAAAATAAAATTATAGAGCAATATTGGCTTAATGAAGAGGTCAATCAGGCATTCGCAAAGATGCAGCCTGAAGAGTTGCAGTATGATTTAAAGGTTGAAGTTTTTTTAGTTTTGTTGGAAATGGAAGATGCGAAACTTATTGGAATGTACGAAAGGAACGAAATTAGATTTTACATAGTTAGAACTATGATTAATATGATAAAATCCGATAGAAGCCAATTTTGGAAAAAATATAGAAATCACACCGAGTACAAAGAAAAAGAAACTGCTGATATAGAAAATAATTGTGTTATCGATATTATGGAAAAGGCAATTGAAAACCTGCATTGGTACCAAAAGGAAATACTAAAACTATATACTTTTGATTTTAATAAAAATGCAAAGGAGTTAAGCAGACACACAGGTATTCCGTATATGTCAATTATTAGAACGCTAAAACAAACCAAAACTGAACTAAAAAAATTTATAAGAAAATGATTCAAATAATTTTAACAAGTATATGTGCATCACTATTTTTTAATACTATCCACAACCTACACCGTAAATGGGGAATCAATTTCAAGCCTTTCAGTTGCGGAAGTTGCTTGGCTTCGTGGATTGCATTCGTATTGTATTTCTCACCTGAATTAATAATAAATATATCAAGCGTATTATTTATATCAGGATTTTTAGCATCTATTGTAGAAACTTTAATTTATAAAATATGGAACTAGCACACAGACAATTTTTAAAAGAACATTATAATAACTACGAAACTGCCAAGAGTGGTTATGTCAGGAATTTAGATTTAGAAATAATGAAAACCTATGAGCATATTTATAGGACATACATTGACCCTAATTTCATTTTAACGATTTGGTGCGGTAACTGCCGAATGGATATGGTGCTAAGATTGTATGCTCATTATGAAAAAGTATTACTGCAAGATGATACAATGATGCAAGTACCTGAAAATACTGTAACTGACCAACCAAAAAAGCGAGGTCGTAAACCGAAAGCAAATGGCTAATTATATACATCCAACCGCAATCATTGGCGATAATGTTATACTAGGTGATAACAATTATATAGGACCTTATTGTGTTATAGGTGAAAAGGCAGAACATAAAGCATTTTGGGATAAGCCAACCGGCAAAGTTTGGATAGGAAATAATAATGTTATAACAGGATTAGTAACTATTGATGCCGGAACGGTAGATGAAACCTTTATTGCAAATAATTGTTTTATAATGAAACACGCTCATATAGGACACGATTGTAGAATTTTATCAGGAGTTACAATAAGTTGCGGTGCTAAAATTGGCGGTCATTCTATTATAGAACAAAAATCAAATATAGGATTGAATGCAGTCTTGCATCAGTTCAGCCATATAAAAGAGGGTTGTATGATTGGAGCAAGTGCATTTTTTAAAGGCGAATCGGAACCATTTACTAAATATGCCGGAGTACCTGCAAAGAGGCTAGGCGAAAACAAACCAAGATGAACGCAATAATATACCTGAATTACCAAAATAGAAATATAGAAACATTATTTAGTAATGTAAAAACTACCGGTCAGCATATAGATTATATCAGTATAATTGATGAAACAGGAATAGCTAATGCAATCAATAAAGGACTTAGGCAATTAAATTTTAATTATATCGACTATATTACAATAATGGGTAATGATATTATTGAGCCTGATAATTGGTTGTTAACTAGAAATCAATTTATGCAGGATAAAACTATTGGCATTTGCTCAATTCCCTTAGATGGCTTTGCCGGTGATTCATTAGACCTGATAGGTAACTTTACAATAAGCAAAGAAGCAATTATAAGAATAGGTGCTTTTAATGAAGAATTAGACCCCTATGGAGCAATAGACTTAGATTATTGCACACGAGTTAGAGCATCAGGATTGCATACAAAGTTTGTGCCATCTACAAAAGCTACCCATTTAGAACAGAACGGTAGTGATGCGTATGGATATAATAAAATGGATTTAGTTAAAAAAACTTGGGACTTACATAATCAAAACGTATCAGCTTATACGGATGGAACTAAAGCGTATTATATACCATTATGAGAATATTAGCAGTAACAAGTAAATTTAGCGGGGTTGGATATCATAGAATAATGATGCCTTTAGTCAATATGAAAAAAGACTATTGTTTAATTACAGATACTATAAATGAAGTAGTCTTTGATAATAATTATGATATAGTAATATTTAATAGATTTTTAACTTCAACTGATGCAAAGCTATTAGTTAAAATGAAATTGAAATATGATTTCAAATTAATTGTAGATAACGACGATTATTGGATTTTACCACCTTCGCACGTTTTATACCAAAGGTATCAGGAAAGTAATATATCGGAAATAATAACCGAATATATGAGGGTGGCTGACCTATGCACTTGTACTCACGAAAGGTTGGCGGAGGAAATATATAAATTTAATACTAATGTCGAAATACTTCCTAACGCTTTACCTTATGGCAAAGAACAGTTTCAGGATAATAAGATTGAATCAGATTTAGTAAGGTTGTTTTGGTCAGGTTCAGGAACGCATTCTGCTGATATGGACATATTGCGCAACCCAATGAAAAAAATAAATTTCCCTGTAAAGACAGTTATTGCCGGATACAATCTAGGGGAAAAACATATTTGGGATAGAATGATAGGAGTATTTACTAATGGCTTAAAATTAAATCCAACTATCTATGACTATTCCGAAGTAACTAAATATATGGGTGCTTATGCTGATTCGGATATTAGTCTTATCCCTTTGGTAGATAATAAGTTCAATACAATGAAATCGAATTTAAAGGTTTTAGAAACTGCAGCTAAAAGAAATCCGGCTATTGTAAGCAATGTTCATCCTTATAAGGATATGCCTTTGTGCTATGTAAATAATCAAAAGGATTGGTATTATTGGACTAAGCTATTGACCTTTGACGATGCAGCTAGGATTGAATACGGGCAGAAACTATTTGAGTACTGTAATGAGCATTATAACTTAGACACTATAAATAACAAAAGATTTGCTATTTATAATAAATTGATAGGCAATGCCGGTAATTAAATGTAGCAACGGAAAATACAGAATTGGAACAGGTGCTTGTATTTATGACACGCAAGAGAAAGCAGCTAAAGTATGGGCAGCCATATTAGCAAGTGGTAAGTATGAAGAAACCTATAATGACTATCCTGAGTCAGCTAGTAATAATGCTAAGAGAGCGTTAAAGTGGGCAGAAGAAAACGGTTGGGGTGAGTGCGGAACGGCAGTAGGAAAAGCACGAGCAAACCAATTAGCCAATAAAGAAAATATATCTAGAGATACGATAGCTAGAATGGCATCTTTTAAAAGGCACCAACAAAATAAAGACGTACCTTATTCCGAGGGTTGCGGTGGACTTATGTGGGATGCGTGGGGTGGTACTTCAGGTATTGAGTGGGCAATAAACAAACTAAAACAAATAGATAAATAATGGAATGGTTTGTTCAATTTGGCAACTTTAGAATATCATTAGGCATATTAACAAGTACTATCCATTTAGGGGTTTCACTAGGATATACGGTTGACGAATTTAGCGAACTGCATCATAGTTTAAATATAGGATTTATATTTGTATCTTTGAATTTCATAATGTTTAATGAAGAAACATACTAAAATCTATTTAGACTATTTTGGATATGGCATTGAAGATTTTATCCCTTGTGAGTGCTGTGGTACTAAAGCGGTTGACATACATCATATAGAAGCTAGGGGAATGGGGGGTAATAAAGAGGCTGATAATATAGGGAACCTTATGGCATTATGCAGGAAGCATCATATTGAGTACGGTGATAAGAAACAGTATATTGAATATTTAAAAGAAATACATAAAGAGAAATTAGATGGCAAAAGGTAAAAACGATTCAACCAAAGTATCATTTGGCAAACGCAAAAGAGGACAGGCAAAGAAATCTTATAATAAACATTCACCAAAACCAAAACCCTACAAGGGACAAGGAAGATAACACTATGAAAAAATGGTTTAAACAATTTAGCAGGTTATTTATCAAATGTCAAAACAATCAATTCATTGGTAAATTCTAACTATGAAAGAAAACAAAATAGAAATCAAGGTAGTTAAGATTAACGAAATTAAATCTAACCCTAACAACCCTAGAATTATTAAAGACGATAAGTTTAAGAAGTTAGTAGAAAGCATCAAAGGTTTTCCTGAAATGGCTAACGTTAGACCTATTATTGTAAATACAGATATGATTGTATTAGGTGGCAATATGCGACTTAAAGCTATGAGGGAAGCCGGTTGGAAAGAAGCACCTATTCAAATAGTTAATTGGGATGAGCAAAAGCAAAAGGAATTTATTGTAAAAGATAATGTAGGTTTTGGCGAATGGGATTGGGATGACCTTGCTAATAATTGGGATGTTGAAGAATTAACTAAATGGGGATTAGATATACCAAACTTTGAACCTGAAGTATTAGAGGCTGAAGAAGATGACTTTGCGGTTCCTGACGGTGGAATTGAAACGGATATTGTATTAGGCGATTTATTTGAAATAGGCGAACATAGATTGCTTTGTGGGGATAGTACGGATAGCGACCAAGTGGCTAAATTAATGAATGGTGATTTGGCAGATATGTGCCATACCGACCCGCCATATAATATTGATTATGAAGGTGGAAGTAAAAAAAGAGAAAAAATTGCTAATGATAAGCTAGATGATTTTCCTAAATTCTTATACGATGTTTATACAACAATTTCAACTGCATTGAAAAAGGGTGGAGCCATTTATGTATGGCACGCATCAACTGAAACCCATAATTTTATACAACAATTTTTAGATGCAGGTTTCTTATTTAAATCATATATAGTTTGGAATAAAAACAATTCAACTTTCGGTCGTTCTGATTATCATTGGAAGCACGAACCTTGTATTTATGGTTGGCTAGATGGAGCATCTCATAAATGGTATGGAGATAGAAAGCAGACTACTGTGTGGGATGTAGATAGACCTTCTCGTTCAGATGAGCATCCTACAATGAAACCAATTGATTTATGTTCAAAAGCATTAATAAATTCATCAACTATAAATGATGTTGTTTTAGATGTATTTTTAGGTTCAGGTTCAACAATGGTAGCCTCGCACCAACTTAAACGCAAATGCTATGGTATGGAATTAGACCCTAAGTATTGCCAAGTAATAGTTGACCGAATGAAAAAGTTAGACCCTACATTGGTAATCAAGAAGAACGGAATACCTTTATAATAATAGTGAAATAATAGTGAGAATATGGCGAACGAACAGAATTTAACCCCGTTTAAAAAAGGGGAAGTTGCAAACCCTAACGGAAGACCTAGAAAGTACGTTAGTCTTTTAAAGGAGCAGGGATATAAGCTATCCGAAATAAACGATACTATACAGGTAATGATGTCAATGGATATGGAGGAACTTAAGACAGTATGGGATAATCCTAAGGCTACAATACTAGAAAAGACTATTGCATCAGCTATGCGTAAGTCATTAGAGAAGGGAAGCCTATATTCATTAGATACTTTATTGACTAGGGTATATGGCAAACCTAAGGAGCAGATAGATTTCAAAGGCGATAATAAAATAGAAGTTATTTTTGTAGATGGTAAAACCATTTTATAGTGCAAATATTCCTGCCAACCCCTCATACTAACCAACAAAAGATACTAGAATGCGATAAGCGTTTCAGGGTTGTTATGTGCGGTCGTAGATTTGGCAAGTCAGAACTATCACAGATACTTTCAGTCACCTATGCCGTTAAAGGCTTCTCTGTGGCTTATATAACCCCTACTTATGGCTTGGCTAAGGTTTTCTTTGCAAAGCTAACTGAATCCCTAGAATTGCCTAAAAACAAATCTGACCTTAAAATAGATTTCCCTAATGGTGGGCAAGTGGAATTCTTTACAGGTGAAAGGCTAGATAACTTAAGAGGTCGAAAGTTCCATTTAGTTATTATAGATGAGGCTTCATTTATCCCTGACTTAGAAGCCGGTTGGCAGAATAGTATTAGACCTACGCTAACCGACTATAAAGGGAAGGCAATATTCCTTTCAACCCCACGTGGCAAAAACTATTTTTATAGCCTGTTTATGAAAGCCGGAGAGAATGATTGGGCATCCTTTAAATTTACTAGCTATGATAATCCGTATATTGACCCACAGGAAATAGACGAAGCTAGGATGCAACTGCCTAATGTAGTGTTTGAGCAGGAGTATATGGCAAACCCTAGTGAGAATAGTGCCAACCCATTCGGTAATAAGTTTATTGTGGATTGTACTAAGCCTATGAGCAATCAGCCAATAGTAGCGTTCGGGATTGACCTTGCTAAATCAGTTGACCATACTGTAATCATAGGACTAGATAATAACGGAAATGTGGCTTATTTTGACCGCTATCAAATGGATTGGCATAATACTAAGGAAAATATAAAAAGACTGCCTAGATGCCCTATATTGGTAGATAGCACCGGAGTAGGCGACCCTATCCTAGAGGACTTACAAAGGGAAGGGATAGCCATTGAGGGGTTAAAGTTCACAAGTTCTAGTAAGCAGCAGCTTATGGAAGGCTTGGCTACTGCCATCCAACAGGGTAGAATAGGCTTTCCTGAAGGAGCAATCACAAATGAGTTACAAGTCTTTGAGTATCAGTTTACTGCAAATGGGGTTAAATACTCCGCACCTAG